AGCACTACCGCACGGACATCTCCTCGCGTGCCCTGGTGAACAAGCTGGGCGGCGTGGCGACGAACACCAACAACGTCACCCAGGCGGAGTTCGTCGGGACGTGCGACCCGGCAACGTCTCGCCGCTGGACAGCGGCTGGTGTGGAGCACATCTTCTGGCCGGACGCCCCCGACTGGGCGCTCCGCGAGATGGCCGAGTACCTGGCCTGGCTGTACGAGGAGCACGGCATCCCGCTCGTGGCGCCGGCGAAGTGGCCGGCCTACCCGACGTCCTACGCCAACGGCGGCGGGCAGCGGATGACCGAGGCGCAGTGGAACGCGTTCCACGGAGTGTGCGGTCACATGCACCCGCCGGAGAACGTGCACGGCGACCCCGGCTCGCTCAACATCCAGAAGGTGCTGGCGTACGCGAAGGACCTGGCTGGCGACGGTGACGCGGACATCCCCGTGCCGACGCCGCCCAAGACCATCCCCGCGTTCCCGGGACGGAAGTACTTCCGTGCCGGCGCCAACAACAAGTACGTGACCCAGCTCGGCCAGCGCCTCGTGAAGAAGGGGTTCGGCCGGCACTACGTCGAGGGACCCGGGCCGAAGTGGGGAGAGGCCGACCGGCTGAACGTGCGGGACTTCCAGCGCTCGAAGGCTGCCCTCAAGGGTGACGCCGACGGGTACCCGGGTCCCCTGACCTGGAAGTTGCTGTTCTCGTAGGTCTTGACCCTCGGCGCTTGTGGCGCTTAGAGTCGAGTGAGTGAGCCCGACGACAACGACCTGGAGATGAGATCCCGTGATCATCGACCACGACACCATGACCCAGATGGGTCCCACCGACGAGACCATGCCGCTTCGCGTCATCCAGCAGGCGGAGCCCGCGGTGGACTACCCCGTGATGGAGAAGAGGATGCAGTGGGCGGGTCCGTTCCCGGTGCGTCCGGTGCGGTCGATGACGGGGCGTCTCTCCCTCCGGAAGTCGGCCCCGGCTGACGTCCCCGACCTGGAGACGTTCGCCAGGGAGGCGCCGATCGAGGACGTGGTGGAAGCGGTCAAGATCCTCTCCTCCGAGGACACCGCCACTCACGCCTTGCCGGCGGTGGAGAAGCTGACCGGTGCGCCGTCTACCCAGAAGCTGGCGCACCGATCGGCCGCTCATGTCCAGCGCGTGTTCAACGAGGCCGGCTGGCCGATCGCCGTCTGGTACGGCGAGGCCACGAAGGAGTACTGGGTGATGGACGAGAGCGGGCTCCACTCGTTCGAGTCTGTCACCGCCATGTACCAGGGCATGGGATGGGAAGCGCTGTAGGGTCTCCGTTCCCTCTGTTCGCTTCCCGCGACCAACCAGCGCCCAACGACGAGAGCCCCCGACATTCCCCCCGGTCGGGGGCTCTCCGGCGGACGCCTTGACACCGTGCTGTGAGCGTGGGAGAGTTAGTCCTGTCAGCAAGACAACGCACCACCTAACTCAACAGGGAGCATCCCATGACCTGGGTAGCAGCCGAATCCGATGGCACTCCGCTCGCCGGCTTCGAGTACGGGACGTTCGTCGCGTACCAGATGGCAGACGGTACCGAGCGTACCGGGAAGATCATCGTCCAGGGAACGGACAAGATCGGGAGCGTCCACATGATCGAGGACGACGAGAACCCCGACGCTGAGATGGTGAAGATCTCGCCTCAGTTCGTGCGCCGGCTGAGCGACTGATCCACACCAGCAGAGAAGCCCCTGACTCGGGAAACTGAGTCGGGGGCTTTTCGGTGTCGGGCGTCTCTCGTGCGGAAAGCTCTGTGTGCTCGTTAGGAGAGATCGATTAGCTCGCCTGAGAGTATCTGTCACTTCACTATGCGCCTCGCCGAGAGGCGCTGTTCTGTGCGTTTTGGAGCTAGGTCTCGACGTCTGACAGAGTGCACGCGACAGAATCAGAATGCGCTCTGGTCCTGTACACCATCGAGCCCCCGTCTGTACCTGACATGACGGGGGCTCTTTGGCGGTGCGAGGCGCGGGGCCGAACTACTTCGGGACGGACTGGATGGCGGCGGCTACAGTGCTGCCGGCTCCCATCAGAAGGGCTACGCCGATGGCGTACCGCCAGTTCTCCAGGGACCCAGTGCGGGTCTCCAGCTTCTCGATGTCCGCCCGTACTCCGGCCATGTCGTTGTCGTGGGCGGTCCGATCCTCGACTGCCCGCTGGAGGCTGAGGTCTAGCTTCGCCTCGATGCGGACCAGTCTCTCCACGTCTTCTCTGGACATGTCGCTCACTGGGCGTCTCCGGTGGGGTCGTTGTTCGCGGCCTTGTCGCCGGCACCACCTCCCGCGTTGGAGTAGGTCGGCGCCTTGGAAGATCCCAGCAGGTAGCGACCGGCAGCCGGCCACTTGTGCTGGATCGCGCTGGCCGCGGTGTAGTAACCCGCGGTAGCGAGAGCCGTTCCCCCAGTCACGAGAAGGAGCTGGGTGTCGGTGTCGACCTCGACACCGCGAAGGGCAAGCCAAGAGATGAGAGCGCCGACTCCAGACGGGACGTAAGTACGGATCTGGGCAACCAGGTAGTCACGGAACATGGGGTTCCTCCTGTGGTGTTCTGCGGTTGGGTGTGGGTCTGGTACAGATAAGTATCGGCGATCTCCTAGAAGTACGTGGTTACGATGACAATACCGGGGGCACCGTCTCCCCCATTAGCGGCAGCATTGGCAGAGGTCCCGCTTACGGCACCGCCGCCTCCACTACCGTAACCCATGCCAGCAGTACCGGAGACGACTGTGCCAGCCGCGGAACACCCACGGCCCCCTCCGCCGAGATAGGAGTTACCTCCCATGCCGCCTGCACTAACCGCACTGAAGGCAGCAATACCGAACGCTCCGCCCTGCCCGTTGATCTGGATGTCTCCCACGATGGTCTCAGATGCCCCGGTGGCTCCGGAGATCCCTGCATTAGTACCCACCGCGCCGGTGGTACCGCCACCAGGTCCACCAGTGGCAGAGACGTACGAGCCGAACGACGACGAGGTGCCATTGCCTCCGGTGCCTGTACCACCAGTGCCGCCGGAGCCGACTGTCACAGTGACCGAGTCGTCAACCGAGTTGGCCAGGAGGGTGGACTCACCGTACCCGCCGCCGGCTCCGCCACCTGCTCCGCATACCTGGGAAGTAGAGGTAGCAACCACTCCACCGCCCGCACCGCCGCCGGCCTGTACTTGGACGCGGATCGAGCGTGCACCCTGCGGCTTCTCCCATGTGTCAGATCCGACCGTGGAGAAGATGTCGATCTTGGGGTCCTGAGTGGCGGGACTCACGGTGCCGATGATCAGATACGTGGTACCGATCGGCAGGAGAACGACACGGTGGCCGGGCAGGGGGTAGTAACCGACCATGGTCTTGTACCGCTTCTGGCTGACGACCTTCTCGCCGTCGAACATGATCCTGGGGTAGATGCCTCCCAGGAAGTCGTTCGGGTCGTAGTCGTAGTCCACCGTACCAAGGCGGATCGGTCGGCCCTCGATGTTGGGGCCAGCGTTAGCCTCGGTGAAGCCGGCGATGGAGCGGAGGAAGTCATGAGCCTTGCGGCTCGAACCCGATCCAGACATCAGTCCTCCTCGAAGATCGGAACGGGGTTGGTCGGGGTGTCACACAACCCACACACCGCGCGGAAGACTCCGTCGCCGTTCTCGTGGAGCTTGACAGGGGACGCGATACCGAACGCCGCACAGGTAGGTGTGGTGCATGTCGAGGTCCCCGGGATGGACAGCCACTCGTCGTGCTCCGGCCACTCTCGCTCTTCCTCGGGACGCTGGGAGATCTCCTCCAGCAGGGCCCGGAACTCGATGGCCTTCGCCTCGTACTCGGCCCGCTTCATGAGGTGAACTCCTGCCAGGACACCCAGTGCACGGTCGTGTCCACGTCGTTGGTACGGAAGATGTATGCGGTGAACCCGGTCGGTGTCGAGAAGCGATAGCCCACCTCACGAACACGAGACCACGGGAAAGCCGAGTGCGCGGTCAGCAATACCACCGGCTCGTTCGTGCCGGCGTGGTTGACCTTCACCTCGGATGCCGTGGCGGAGTTGGTCTGTGGGCTCATGAGAACCGACCCGAAAAGGATGTTGGCAGCACTCAGGGCGCCAGATACCACGAGGTCGTCCGCGATGGTTGTCGTCATCTCTTGCCCTTCTAGTTGCTTCCGATGGGTGGTGATCGGACTCTATCACATCAGGTCAAGAGGGTGGACATGAAAAGTCAAGTAACAATATAGTAACGAGTCCACCAGCCAGCCCCGGACTTGGGGATCCGGGGCTGGGAGGTTAGGTCCGCTTCCGCCACATGAGCCAGCCGATCTTGGTGGCTGTCGTGTTGTCGCGGTAGGTCCAGACGGTCATGCCGGTTGCCGACACAGACGAGATGCTGGACTCCAGGACGTCCGTGTTTGGCAGGCTCGTGACCGAGGTGCACAGGCCGACGACGGTGCCGGTTCCCTTGAGACTCGGGACCGAGACTGCCACGGACGTGGGAGTGTTCGCCACAGGGGTGATGGTCACGAGACCCACGGCGATGTTGCCGGCCTTCAGCCGGCCGGAGATCCGGAGATCCCCGTTGCGGATCTGTGCCATGTCAGGCTCCCCTCAGTGCCATCCAGTGGATGTTGGTCGCAGTGGTGTTGGTGCGGTAGCCCCAGATGGAGAAGCCGTAGGGAGTGTGGTCGGCGGTGCAGACCTCGCGGAAGGTCGAGCCTGGGACGGACGTCTCAGCAGTGGCGATGACACGAACAGGTCCGGTGCCCTGGAGGTTCAGCCCGGACACCGCCACCTTGGTCGGCTTGTTCGCCACCGGGGTGAGTGTGGTAACTCCCACGGCGATGTTGCCGACCTCCAGCGCCCCGGTGATCACCACATCATCATCCACGATGCTCGGGTCCGCGGTAGGCGTGAGCGAGATAACGCGGCGGGCGCGGTGGGTCATCTTCGCACCAGCCACGAGATCCATGTCCCAGGACACTTCCGCGTACTGGCCGTTCAGGCCCATCGGGTCGTACATGATGGTGTACACATCGTTACCCGAGTGGATCGGCATGAGGGCCGTGGAGAACTCGATGGCCTCGTATACCTGGCTGGCCTCGAATGCCTTCCGCGAGATCTTGGCGATCATGGTGGCTTCGCTGTCCGCGTCTTGGCCCTGCTCGAACGAGGTGATGGTCCTGCCTCGTCGGACAGTGCTGGTAGGAGACGCCGGGTCGTTGTTCGTGAAATCCATGGTGATCGTGTCGCGGTCCGGATCGGACAGCGTCATGACCCAACGGTTGGGAACCCCGAACAGGTCGTACTCCTGCATGACCTCGGGGTACATCACGGACAGTTCGTCGTCCTGGTAGGTGAACTCCGAGCCGCGATCCTGCGGGGAGATGTACGGCTTGACCACGGCGAACCCGTCCTCATCGAAAGACAAGGACTCATAGTTGATGGCGGTCAACAGGTCGGCGATGATCTGCCGCTTACTCGTGCCGGCCTCCCACTCCTTCGGCACGGGGATCGTCGCGGTGTTGGCCGTGATCTTCTTGGGGATGTTCGCCTCGGTCAGGAGGTGATCTACCACACCAGTGTAGGTGTTGCCCGGGTTCGGGTTGAGCTGGAACGAGTCGAACCGGATCTCCTGGTTCACGTTGGTGGTGCCCGAGAAATTCGAGCCGGACACGCCCGTGTATCCGTACGTGATCTTGTACGGGTCGTCCACCTCTTCCTCGATCATCCAGCCGGCAGGCTCCGAGACTCCCGACTTCCAGAGCTTGGCTCGCATGACGTGGCCGATGCACTGGGCGCGGAAGTTGAAGTATTCCCCGGCCGAGTAGGTGAGGCCCGTGTTCACGATGTCCCCGAAGGTGTGAACGGTTCCACTGTTCGTGCTGGTCACGTTCAGGTGGACGTCGAACCCAGAGGCCGTGGTGTTGAAGTGGACGCGGACACGGTAGTAGTCGTTGGACGAGAACAGCCGGAAGATGGCACCGGCGATGAACGCGTTACCCGTGGAGAGCTGGCTGCACGCAACCCGGCAGTAGATCTCGGAGTCCACCAAGATCTCTTGTGCCGTGTTGCCGGCCTGGGAGAGGCGGATGGCAGAGGAGTCATCCTGGATGCGTACGAACGCATAGCCAGGTGACGCTGAGACGACTCCGCGGGTGGTGTTGGCTACAGTGTTGTGGAGCCAGACCGTACCGTCGTCAGAGGTGCCCCAGGAGCCCGTCACGTCCCGGGTGAAGTTGTCGTTCACCCGCAGGAGGTTGGCCGTGCTGAACCGCTCGGCGACGAGGTCATCCTGGAGGATCTGTGCGAGGTCGTATCCCTGGATGTCCCGGCTGATCACGTTGGCCTCGTCCGACTGCCTCTGCGGGGAGGACAGGATGAACACACCCTGGGGCCACTCTACGAAGTTGACCGAGTCGTCGGTGAAGCGCTGGTAGGTCTGAGGCTCCGTGATCAGGAGGTTGTCGAACCAGACGGGAGGTGTGGATGTAGGGCCTCCACCATTGACCGTGACCGCGATGAGCGGATCACGCCCGGTGTTGTCCTCGGACGTGACGTAGTCCGGTGACGAGCCGGCGGGGTTGGTCCAGAACAGGCGGTAGATGGTGAGGGTGTCGGTGGTGATGATCTCCAGCTTCACCAGCTTGTTGACCACGTTCGTGGCCACCGCTGCCGGCAGGCTCGCCGAGCCCAGAGTGAACGAGCCACCCGAGGCATTGAAGGAGATGTTATTGGACGCATCGGCTACCGCCCCGTCCGGCTGGATGTAAAGCTGACCACCAGTCGGCAGGTAGAAGTAACACCGCATGGACCAGAACGTGAGCGCACTACGCAAGCGAGCGACGATAGTGCCGTCCGAAAGCGTGTCATCGCTTCCGAGCTTAGCCGCTTTACCGCCGTCGGCAGTGTGACTGCCGTCGTAGATTACGACGCCCCTAACGTCGTCTAGGGCGTTTCCGTGCCGGGCGGAGTTGTTCTTGGTGACAGCCTCGCCCGTTACTCCCGGGGTCCCGTTGAAGTTGTTGGACCAGACCTGCTGGGGCATGAACGCAGTCTCCACGCCCTGAGGCGGAAGGCCTACGTTGTCCCATCCTGCGTAGTCCAGGAAGTTGACGTTACCGACCGCCTGGAACAGGAGGCGCATAACGCCAGTCGCCGAGATCACCCAGGCCGGTGTGGCGAGGGACCGCTGTACCTGCCACGTTCCTGGAAGGCCGGTTCGGCTCGTCTCCCAGAACACGGTGCCGCCAGTCTCGCGGATGCGGAACCACTTGTGTTCGTTGGGGTCAAAGTCGATGATGACCGCGGCGCCGTCAGTGCCGCCGGAGTTGCTGCAAAACTCCAGCTTGTTGAAGGAGGTCGAACCGACGCGCCGGTATCGGATCATGAGGTTGGTGCCGGTGCCGAGCGCGTTGGCGTACACGGACATGGTGGTTGACACCGCATCCACACCAATGACCGAGCCGTTCTCCATCGGGTGCACGAACTGAGCCGTGACCGCGGAACCTGTCAGCGTCCACGTGGCGTTCGACCTCGCAGCCGGGAAGAACTCCGTGGCGGGGAGCTTGAGGTAGCCACCTGTGTTGATGGCGCCGTCCTCGTACG